GGTGTTGTATTCGCTTCAGCTCCTATGTATTCTTTAGCAATCTTCAGTTCTCCAATTGTTGCTTTTACCCATTCTTCAATCGCATCATATGAATTTGCAGCTTTTACTGCGATATCAGCAAGAGTATTTGCTCGGGTTATTACCGGAAGCGGTGCTCCTACTTTTGAGACACCACTTACTAGTTTCTCAATCTCTTTTCTCAGCACCTCAATTTCTTTACCAAGCTCATCATACTGTTTTCGTAAGACTGCTAAAATTGCCCGTTGTTCCGCCAATCTTTCTTGTTTAGACGTTTGTTTTCCTGACATTCCTATTATATCTTAGTATATTTTTCTGGCTTTTAATATTCTAATTCTGCAGTGGACTAGTTAATTTAACTTCCCGGTATATAATTAGAATGCAATCAACGCAGAGACGGGCTCGGTCAGCCCCTCCAAGAACTGGGACACGCAGATTAAGCAACTCTAATATGCATCGTAAAATAAAAGAATATGAAGAATTTCTTGACAATAAATTCAGAGTAATAACTGACGAAATAAATACCAGGCCCATATTTTTATTACGTCTTACAACATTGTTAGATGAAGCTAAAGAGGGATCTAGTGAAGATAAGGAATTAATAGAAAATACTGCAAAGGCACTTTCTTCTTATGTTGAGGGAATGTCAGAAGATATTGATGAAGAATCTGAAATATTTATTGAATCTATACAGCTAATATTGAATATTATAAGTGAATACGGTGATTGGAAAGGAGAACTTCTAATGTCTACCTTTATGAAACAATCTAGACGCATCAATTCCAAAGTGTATAATAAGTTTTTTAGTAAAACTGTATTAGACAATGAATATTTGAAAAATAAAGCTATTATTGAAAAATTGCTGAAGAATTCTTCTAATTTAAGAGGTGGTGGTATACAATCTGGTGGAGGGAGGGCAACTACTCTCTTTGCAGTTGTTGCCGCTATAATTTCTGGTAACCGTGTATATAGAGTAGCATCAGGACATGATGAGCCCCTTTCAGCTAATTTTGTAATGCCTGCATTTTTAACTAGCTTTTTTGAAACATCTGCACCAATTCCAGAATCTGCAGGCTTTGCTAGTGGCTTGGGTGAAGCTAGCATGTTAGTTCCATTAGACAGCAGTCCCAATATGAAGGCAGGAATAGAACTTGAGGGTAATATAGGAAATGCTACTAACATACTAGATGAAGCATATGCTGCTAAAATAAAATATGAAGGAGAACTTACAGCACAGCTTAAAGGACTCCATCTAAGTGCCCATAATCCACACAGTGTAGAAACTGGTATACTTGATATATGCCCAGAGTATAGAGAAGATGCTGCAAGATTAAAACTAAGGGAACGTAGCTTAGAATTGCAGAGGAAGATAGCCAATAATAAGGCGCAATATAGTTCAATAGGAGCTAAAATGCAAAATCTATTTTTTAATAGACCATCAGCTGATGAATTGAAAGTATTTGAAACTTATACTGCAAGACATAATGCTACACTTGCAGAATTAGATGCTACAAATGTAATTCTTGGAAACTTAACACATATATCTTGTACATCACCAATATCATTTTTTGGTGATAAAGAGCTGGGAATTGATTCAGTTGGTAGACAACTTGGTACATTATTAGCTTTAACAGTAGATTCTGCTGCCCAACAAGGGCTGCTAGGTCCTCAATATGCAACGGCTGAATCTGGAGTATTCAATGCAGTTGCAGGTTATGGAAGACAAATTATAGAACTTCAAGATAGACAATTAGTAAATTTAACTGCTGAAGTTTCTACGTTAACAGAAAAATTACGTGATAGTAAGAGAGAGTATGATTCTACTTTTGCACAACTAAGTCCAATACAAAATGCTATTGATTCTAATAGGGGTAAGGTTAGAAGTTTGCAAGAAGAACTTAAAGGGCTTTCCTCAAAACATAGCAAACAAACTGCTAAAATTACCGAAATAGAAGGAAGACAAGTGAAAGAAGCTAAGACAAGTATAAATGCGCTACCCTTTGTAAAAGCTATAGAAAAAGAAACTAGAGAACTTGCACAAACAAATATAAGTATAGAATCTAAAAGTTCTGAAATTGCACGATTAAATGTGACATATGTAGCTCTAGAGGCTCAAGCAGACCCAATACGTGTAGAACTGGTTAAGCGTACTGATACTAAGAATACTTATGAACGCACTCTAAGTAAAAAGAGTGGTCAACTTGCTAATCTTACACAGCAGAGAGATATAGCAGTGCGGGCTATTGATTCACGTGCAATAGATGCACCACTTCTAGCAAATACTGGAAATACTGCGCCATTTTTACTAGGAAATTCAACTAGCACATGGAAATTAGTAACACGTCCCAATGGTAGTGACCGGGTTGCTCTAAGTCGCCGTGTTTACATGCCTGCAAGTAGGAGACGTCCTAATACAACTGCTATGGTTCCAGGATCGTTTCAAAGAGTTGCGTTAGAAGGAGCATTCGTATCTAATGGTGCAAGCCTACCTGTAGTTACAATTGGGCCACCAGGTCATGAAATCACTCTTAGAGTACCAACAGGGAAGCGTATCTCAATGACACCCGAACAACTTGCACATGATATAACTATTTTAGGAAACCTTACAGCCCTTCGTGATTACGTATTAACTATGGTAGAAGACCCTTTAGTTACAAATTGGCAATACATAGAGGCAAATATAAGGAAAAACTTGATACATGAGCTTTTTATAGAAATGATTTCAGATCAAAAACTAATAGCAGCAGGTAATTCAAGGTCAAATATGAGTGTTGCACCTCAATCTGCTATAACTGAGTTAACTATAAATTATGCATTATCTCTCGCTGCAAATAGGTGGTATGAACTTTCAGCATCAAGAGTTGAATCACTTAGATCTTTAAAAAGTTCTGTAACATCTGTTCAAGCAAAAGAACAAAGGAACCAAATAGTTACAGACATAACTAGCGTGTATTTTTCAAGATTTGAACGCCATAATTCTACAGATGCAAATTATGACCCTCTAGTAAATGTTGCTATAGTAAATGAAGTTGGACGGGTAATAACTGAACTCAATATGTTACCCACTAAAGCATCTTATTCAATCATTGCAGAAGTTGTTTATAATACTATGACAAGACATTATAATAAAGGGGTAACTACAGTTCCTACAGGGGGTGCTGTACTTATTACAAAAGATAAAATGATAAAGAAATTAACAGAAAGTGGAACATTATACGGTAGAGTTAGTTCATGGGTTAAACCACTTTGGTTGGATTTGATTGTAATAGGTTTTGGCTGTGTGGGACTTCTTATGATTGGAGGTAGTGTAGATTTATTCTTTAATGGAATACTTGGAATTCTTGAAGACAAAATTAATAGAGTAAGGCGAAAAGATGCACGGGCAAATGAGTTAGATGCTGCTAGACATAATCAAGAATTGGCAAGAATAAGAGCACAAACAGTAGCTCCAGTAGTAGCTCCAGTAGTAGCTCAAGTAGTAGCTCCAGTAGTAGTTCCAGCAGTAGCTCCAGCAGTAGCAAATGCTCCAGTAGCACAACAAGCAGTTATACTAAACCAACCACCAGTGCAAGCAATATTAAACCAAGGACAAGTACCAGCAGCAGCTATACTAAACCAAGCACCAGTACCAACAATACTAAATCAAGGACAACTAATAGCAGCCCAAGTACCAGCAGCCCAAGTACCAGCAGCCCAACCAGCAGCTCAACCAGCAGCTAACAATGACGAACCACAGCCTCTTCAAGGCGGTCTAAGAAAAACACGAGGTAAGTATTTAAGAAGAAAGACCAGACGAAATAGAAAATAAACAATATAATAGAATGGTCAAGCTTGGAAAGATGGGTACGAGACTGCTAATCGCCATTGCAGTCGTCTCTGTAATATACGTTGTCCTAAATAATATTGATGGATTCGCTGCGGATATATCAACCTCTGTGAGTTTATACGATAATAGCAAAACATATTCACCTGGTGCAATTGTTTCTTTCAATAACGCCATGTACGAAATGGTTGAAGGCGCTGGTGCACCCGGTTATGCTCCTCTGAGACCCGGCGACAAGCTTTGGAAACCAATTTATGACAATAATATGGTGTATAAAGTCGGCGATACGGTGCGTTTTAGAGGGAATACGTATACAATGGCTGAAGGCGCTGGCGCCCCAGGTTACTCGCCCAATCGTCCCGGTGACAAACTCTGGGCACAGACCTATTTAGACAGCCGAGTCTACAATCCTGGTGACCGTGTTGTATTCAAGGGTTCCAGCTACACGATGGTTGAAGGCGCTGGAGCAGCCGGTTATGCTCCCGACCGTCCTGGTGACAGACTTTGGAGAAAGAACTAATTCTTCTTAAACTTCTTATAATTTGATTTAGCTTTCAATCCTGCTTCAAATATCTCACCTGCCTGCTGTGCAGTCAAACTCTCTATGTTAGTCTCCTTAGGAATACTAACATACTGAGGTTTCCCCTTTGCTCCTTGACCCGCCTTCATGAGATATGGTCCATAAGGTCCAGTCTTAATCTGAAATGGCCCGACTGTTCTTGAAGGATTCTCCTGCTTCGCTCGAATTTTCACCACAATACTCTCTAGTGTATCTCCTTCCACCAAATTCACCTTCAATCCATTCCATTCCGCATAGAATCCATACGGTCCCTTCTTCTTTATAACGCTATGACCATTCCAGTCACCAAGTGTATCCCCCTGCTTTCCTGCTACGACTGACGCAACGAATGCTAGTGCCTCAGCTTCAGTCAGCTCAGCAAACCCCCTCTTGATAGTTGTAGGCCACCCGTAAAACACAGTTTCCTCTTTAGTCGCTCCTTCCTTGAGCAGAAGCGGACCCTTTCCACTTATAACAGCAATGAGGCCGTCAGCAAATTCTCTGCGTTTAGGATTCGCTGAAGATGTTCCGGCTCCACCAGTTTTCAATTCAGTGATTCTGTCCTTGTAAGAATTCCAAGTATCTCCCAAAACAAGTTTCCAGTTTTCAGCCCCCTCTGCAATTTTGTCCAAACGACTTTCCATTCCGGCTGTGAATTGAAACGCAAAGAGATCCGGAAAATGTTTCAGAGTGAACTCCATCAACGTTTTCCCCAAAGGTGTCGGAACCATTCTCGCCTTCTCGCCTCCCCGCTTCAGTACAAACTTCTCAGAAGCCGGAGGCCATTGACCAAGTTTCAACAAACTATATGTCTTAGATTCCTGTGTCTGTGCCGGAATATCAGCGACTTCCACATACGCCTTCTCAACAATTGTGGCAATCAAAGATGCAAATGTTGATGGTCTTCCAATACCTTTCTTCTCCAATTCTCGCACCAAGGATGCCTCAGTGTAACGCCCCTGTGGCTTTGATTCCTTTGGCTGTGCCTTAAGGGTTTGCCATCGTACTTCTTGACCAATGCTCAGCTTCTCAGCTGTTTTCCAACCTTTATCAGTCAAATCCTCCTTCAATTCATCATCTTTATCCTTTGCTTCATCACCCTTCTCTGCAATCTCGAGTTCAGTATCAGCGTCATTCGCAGTCTTCCATCCAGGGAAGATAGTCCGTTTCCACGATGCGTGCCAAGGAAAGTCTCCATCATCCCCCTCAGCATCAAAGTGTATCGTGCGAGTCTCGCCATTTGCATGAGCCATAATTGACTGAATTGCTCTCAGCCAAATGAGTCTGTATACTTTATAGTCTTGAGTACCCCAGTCTTCACTATCGGGTAATTTCGATACGTCAAAGTGTGTCGGTCGAATCGCCTCATGAGCTTCTTGAGCCTGCACCTCGACCTTTTTCTTCTTAGTTATGGTGGTAGCATTACTTGCAACATATGGTTTACCCCATTTACTCTCTACAACTCTCTTTGCGTCCTCTACAGCCTCCTCGCTCATGTTAGTCTGGTCAGTTCTCATGTATGTGATATGACCAGACTCATAGAGTTTCTGTGCAATCTGCATTGTCCGCTTTGGTGCGAAGTGATATAGATTACTCGCCTGTTGCTGCAACGTACTCGTCATGAGAGGGAGCGGTGGTCCCTCTGTCCATGGCTTCGTTATGGCCGATGTAACCTTGCCCCGTTGCTCAGTTGAATGGTTTTCTAGATAGTTGACAGCTGACTCCTCATCGCCGAGCATATCAATCATCGCAGCTTCCCAGACCTCTTTAGGGGAACCTGCTGCAGACCACGACCCTTTCAGTATCCATGAACAGTCAGATTTGAATGACTCAATCAGCTGCTCTTTCTCACAAACAAGGCGAACTGCGGGTGTCTGACAACGACCAGCACTGAGAGCTGATGATGTGCCTATATGCTTCCAAAGAATAGGTGATACTGTGAAACCGACCATCATATCAAGCATAGCACGTGCCTGTTGAGAATACACTTTGTTCATGTCAATGAGTCTGGGTTTGCTTACTGCATCTAGCACTGCATTTCGTGTTATCTCACGAAAGGCTGCACGAGGATTCGTCTTGGGATTGAGTTTGAGTAAGAGAGCTATGCTATAGGCGATTGCTTCACCTTCTCTATCATCATCTGAACATAGAATGACTGATGTGGCATCCTTAGCAGCCGCCTTGAGGAGTGATATGGCTTTGGACTTCTCCTTCATGAATTCATAGATAGGTTCAAAACCATTATCAAGACCGACTGCTTTAATATCGTGTGCAAGAGCACGAATATGTCCCATAGAGGCGATGACCCGATTACCTGCCCCTAAGAAGCCTTGAATCTTCTGACATTTCGCTGGAGATTCTACGATGATAAGGCGCATAAGTATTAGTATAATAGGGTCGCAATATATTTCATTTTTACAGGTTAGTCTAATATGTCCTTTATCTTTTCCTGTATAATAGGGACTTGAAAGTTGTCTGGAATCTTTCCATCCTTAAAGAATGGTTTTTCATATTTCTGCTTATACAATTCATCATTATTATCTAGTAGTATTATTTCAGAAATTAGATGGTCAATATCGAGCTGTGAATAGTTTGGTTTTAAATAAAGTATAGAATCCATATTAATATAATCAGAAATATTTGGACATCCCCAGTAAATTGGAATAGTTCCAGATACATAAGAGTTCAGAATCTTTTCAGTTATATAATTGGTCATAGACGTATTTTCAAAGCAAATCATAAATTTATAATTTGAAATAAATCTATGATACTTACGACTAGCATGTCCACCGGGACAATTATATCCAAGATTATTTAAGACTTTACCACAAGAATCTACGTGATTATACTTTGATAACTCTTTGAAGAAATTAATCCTGTCTTTATTTTTAGGACTACTGACTGAAAAAAGGCAGAATTTCTTAGGTATAGACTTTAATGAACGAGCTACACGTAATGTATCTATATTAATTTTATTAATGTATATCTGCATAAATATATGTGGTATAGGTATAATATTATCTTTCTCGATATCTGGTACAATATTAATATCAAAGAACCTTGTATTTTTTATAACAGGCTCACCTGAATACTGGATATAAAGTGTTCTATTATCTTTTTCTATCGACGGCATATTACCAAATATAGAATATATCCTTATTTTGTCATAGTTATCAATAGTATCACCTAATATCATTTTAAAGAAGCGCTGTAATATATTCATCGTATTATGTGTGTCTACCCACCAATTATGAAAGCTTATTTTACCATGTCTATTTTTTAGTGTATAGCGTCTCATTCTATCTATCAATATCATTTAATTGGTCTAAAAACAAGATATAACCAATTATAGATGGATAGACCCAATACGTCTTCCGAAGGTTCACTCTTTGAATTAGTTGCCAGAGGAGAAAAAGATAAATATTTCATATCTGAAGAAGTTTCTGCATCAGTCCCTTTCTCATACAACATGGAAACATGGCCCGCAAGTCTAAATGAAACAAGGCAGACCCAGCCCCTCAATTCGGTCGACTTTGGTCGTACTGTTGAATGGGAAATGGATGCATTTGGTGATTTGTTAGTCTCTGCAGCTTTTGTCATTGATTTGCCGACCTGGCTTCCTATAGACTTTGCACCCCTCAATACGAAATCTATAATACAGGATGCTTCTGGAATCCGATATGGGTATACGAGAGGTATAGGTGCCTTTCTCTTTGAGAAGATACAGTTCTATCAAGACCAGCTTTTGCTACAGGAGTTCTCAGGTGATTTCTTATATGCTTGGACCCACCTACAAGGAACACTTAATCAAGAGGCATTGGCACTAAAGGAGTTTGGTTCGCATACAGGGTCAGCTCAAGATATTCAAAGAAATGCTACACCTGGTAAATTGTATCTAAGACTTCCGCTCATAGGTTGTAGTCATCCAGATGATGGCGGTTTACCATTTGTTGCACTTCCGGGTCAGAAATATAGGCTACGAGTCACCATACGTCGCTTGGAAGATTTAGTTGAAGATTCAATTGGGTCTGTTAAACCTGCGCCATGGTCCAAATCTGCCTTTGTTCAGATTGATTCTAAAGGTGTCGAAAAGAGTTTTACACCCTTTACACGAGAACAGATTACTAAACCACTTATAACCTTAGAGACTACACAGAAATACGTACGCCAGGATATTCAAGCTCTTCTTAAGAAGACCCCGAATCAGATTCCATTCTTGAGACCCTTTGAGAATATTCTAAGTTTAGACCCGAATGACTATATTGCAGTTGAGAAAGGTGTTGCATCCTATATAAC